GCTTGTGAGTATGCTCCTGTACCTTTAGCAGGTTTCATTGTGTCAACTGGAATACCCAGAGGTAGGCTAATGAATGTAGATACACCATCAATGGTGATGTTAGCACCTACATTTAGCCATACTTTAGCTTCTTTGGATTCTTCTTTAGCAGTTTCAACTACTTTGTTAGCTTGGATTTGTGCAACGAGTTCTTTGATGTCCATGATCATTTCCTTTAAAGATTAAGGCGGAACGCCAATGACAGGAAAACAGAACCCAACAACAAAAGCTAAACCCAAACAAAACCAAGGTATCTTATGTAAAAAATAAAGAGTACCTCTTTCGAGGTACTCTTTGGTTTATTTGAAAGACAAGCTAATATCCGTGGAACCTTTGGTTCATTGTTAGGTTCTGTAACTCAGTCTGCTGAATTGATTACAGATAGTCTCTCTATTGCTCATGGCTTTGTATCTCGCCATAAGCAAGCTCAAGAGTGGTTTGAGGGGTACTAAGATATTTGGTAAGAGACCTAAACTAGCTGTACTTGATGATCTGGTTTCAGATGAAGATGCTAGAAGTAAAGTAGCTATGGAAGCTATTAAAGATACTGTTTATAAGGGTGTGAACCATGCACTAGACCCTACAAGGGCTAAGGTTATTTTTAACGGTACTCCGTTTAATAAGGATGATATTCTTGTTGATGCCGTTGAGTCTGGTGCTTGGGATGTGAATGTCTGGCCAGTGTGTGAGAAGTTTCCTTGTGATGAGGAAGAGTTTAGAGGTGCTTGGGAAGATAGGTTCTCATATGCTTATGTGAAAGAGCAGTATGAGATGGCTAGTAAAACCAAAAAGATTGATGCATTTAACCAAGAGCTGATGTTGAGGCTTTCTTCTGAGGAGGAAAGACTGATTCAGGAAGGTGACATCAATTGGTATGATAGGAAAGCTTTACTAGATAACAAGCATAACTTTAACTTCTATATCACTACTGACTTTGCTGTATCTACTAAGCAATCTGCTGACTTCTCTGTAATATCTGTATGGGCTTATTCACCTAATGCTGATTGGTTTTGGGTTGATGGTTTCTGCGGTAAAGAGACTTTAGATAAGGTCATTGATAGATTGTTTAAGTTCTGTCAGGAGTATGGACCACAAGCCGTAGGTGTAGAAGTTACAGGACAACAAGGTGGTTTTATTCCTTGGATTCAGAAAGAGATGTTCAGTAAGAATATATGGTTTACACTTGCCTCAAGTAACAATGGTTCTGCTCCGGGTATTAGACCCTCAACAGATAAGTTGGCTAGGCTTAATTTGGTTGTTCCTTGGTTTAAATCTGGTAGGTTCCATTTCCCAAAACAGATGAGAGAGTCTGTAATTATGGGTACATTTATGGAACAGATTAGATTAGCTACAATAACTAGAATTAAAGGTAAGGATGATTGTTTGGATACTATATCCATGTTGGCTGCTCTAAATCCTTGGAAACCTACACAAGGAACTCCTCGTAGGTTGGATAATGATGAAACAGTGTGGGAAGATCCTCCTGAACCTGCTAGTAGCTCTTTAAAATCTTATTTGGTGTGATATGACTCTAGAAATTACTAAACTAACTGATTGGAAGTCAGAACCTTCTCTTAAAGACTTAAAAGAAGATTATGAATCTGCTAGAAGTAGTCATGATTCACAAGTGACTAAGATTAACAATTGGAATAAGTTACTTAAGGCTGAACCCAATAAGACTGTAGGTAAGAAGGCTAGATCTTCAGTACAACCAAAGATTATTCGTAAACAAGCTGAATGGAGGTATTCAGCACTGACAGAACCATTCCTTAGTTCTGATAGGTTGTTTACTATTTCTCCTAGAACATTTGAGGATGTATCAGCAGCTAAACAGAATGAAGTTCTGTTGAATTGGCAGTTTGATACTAAGCTTGATAAGGTTAGTTTTATTGATAACCTTGTTAGAGCTACAGTAGATGAAGGTACATCTATTGTTAGGGTGGGTTGGAGAAGGAAGATTAAGAAGACAATGCAGGATGTACCTGTATTTGCTTACTACCCAATTGAAGATGAAGAATCAATGCAGTTGCTACAACAAGCAGTAGAAGCATCTTCAGATCCATCACAAGTAGCTACATTCCCCCCAGAGCTTAAAGCTTCTGTGGATTTCTTTAAAGAGACGCAACAACCAGCTATTGCACAAGTAGTTGGAAAACAAAAAGAAGAAGTAGAAGAAGTAGTTATTAACGAACCTACTGTTGAAGTATTTGATCCAGCTAATGTAATCATTGATCCATCTTGTAATGGTGATTTGAACAATGCCCTATTTGTTATTGTTAGGTTTGAATCTAATAGAGCTACCTTGATGAAGGAAGCTGGTAAGTACAAGAATCTTGATTCTGTCCAATGGGATCTTGCTGGTAGTAGGTCAGATGCTGACTTTGTATCTAAGACTCCCTCAGAGTTTAACTTTAAAGATAATGCCAGAAAAAAAGTAATTGTTTATGAATATTGGGGATACTATGATATTCATGGTACTGGTGAGTTGGTTCCTATCATTGCTACTTGGATTGGTAATACACTGATTAGATTGGAAGAGAGTCCCTTTCCTGATGGTAAGGTTCCCTTCGTATTGGTTAAGTACTCCCCCAATAAACGAGAGTTGTACGGTGAACCAGATGCTGAGTTGTTAGAAGATAACCAAGCAATTATTGGTGCTGTTACTCGTGGTATGTTGGATTCAATGGGTAGGTCTGCTAATAGTCAGATTGGTTTTGCTAAGGGTTTGTTAGACCCCCTGAACAAGCGTAAGTTTGAATTAGGGGATGACTATGAATACAACCCAATTGGTAGTCCTGCTGGTGCAATCATTGAGCATAAATATCCTGAGATTCCCGGATCTGCAATGAATATGTTGATGCTTCAGAACCAAGAAGCAGAATCCATTACAGGTGTTAAATCATTCTCTGGTGGTTTATCTGGTGAAGCTTATGGTAAGGTAGCTGCTGGTATTAGAGGTATGCTAGATGCTGCATCTAAGAGAGAGATGGCTATTCTCCGTAGACTTAGTAAAGGTGTTGCAGAGATTGGTAAGAAAATACTAGCTATGAATGGAGTATTCTTATCTGATACTGAGGTAATTAGAGTTACTAATAAAGAGTTTGTTGAAATTCGTAGAGATGATTTAACAGGTCAGTTTGATTTAATGGTAGATATTTCTACAGCAGAAGTAGATAATAATAAAGCTAATGATCTTGGTTTTATGGTTCAAACTATTGGTAATACTATTGATCCATCATTTACTCAGAAACTATTAGCAGAGATTGCTGATTTGAAGAGAATGCCTGAATTGGCTGAAGATATTCGTACATTCCAGCCACAACCTAGTGAGATGGAACAACAGATGGCTCAATTGGAAATGCAGAAGAAACAAGCTGAATTAGAGAAGCTAATGGCTGATGCTGAATACTCCAAGGCTAGAGCTGAATACGCTAGATTGATGGCTCAGAAGATTGGTTTGGATACTGAAGAACAGGGTTCAGGTATTAAACATGAGCGTGACTTAGAGAAACAGAGAGCACAATCAGAAGGTAATCAGAATTTAGCTATTACTAAAGCATTAGTTGGTAAAAGAGGTTATGATGATTTAGCTCCTGATGTAGAAGCTGCTGTTGGGTTTAATACTATGAGTAAAGAAAAAAGTAGTGAACAAATACCAACAAGTCTTTCTAAAGCAGATATACTAGATGCACCTGATATGCAAATACCTGATATTGGGTACGGTCAATCACCTTATTTACCTTAAAGGATTTTATTTAAATGACTAACTCTGTTAATAGCATGACAGCTCAAAAAGAACAACTACTTAAATTAGTAGCTCTTAAAGAAGCACACGACCGCTTGTATACAAATAAAGACTTCAAACAAATTATTCTAGATGGTTTCTTTGTTGAAGATTGTGCTCGCTTTGCTCGTGAATCTATGAATCATTTGAGTTCACCTGAAGAGAGAGCATTGTCTTTGGGTATGGCACAAGCTGCTGGTTACCTCAAGAGATTCCTACAAGCTCAATACAGTATGGCTTCAAGTGCTTCTACTGATTTGCATGACTTAGAAGAAATGGAACTGGAATCTGAAAGGGCAGTCAATGAGTAATTTTGAAACCCTTAGTGATGAGGAACTACTTAAACTACTTGAACCAGAAGTTCAAAGTGAAGAAGTAGTTTCAGAAGAGGTAAGTGATGAACTACCTGATCCTACAGAGGATGGTGTAGAAACCACTGAAACAACAACAACAGAAGAAGAAGGTGAACCTTCTACTGAAAGTGAGCAAGTACTAACTTCTGAAGGTGTAGAAGCACCTGATACAGTAGATGTTAGTATTGATTACAAGGCTGAATATGAGAGATTGATGTCTCCTATCCGTGCAAATGGTAGGGATATTCAATTGCAGAATACTGAAGAGGCTATTAAGCTAATTCAGATGGGTGCTGGTTTTACTCGAAAGATGCAAGAACTAGCTCCCTACCGTAAGCATCTTATGATGCTTGAAGACAATGGTTTGCTTGATGCTCAGAAGCTGTCTTATCTGATTGATTTGGATAAGAAGAACCCAGAAGCTATTAAGAAACTATTGACGGATTCTGGTATCGATCCGTTAGATATTGATACTACGGCTCCACAAGAGTACCGTGCAAGCAATTACCAAGTTAGTGACTCAGAAGTAAATTTTAGAACCACTCTGGAAGATCTTGGATCTACAGCAGAGGGTCAATCTACGATACAAGCTGTGCATTATGGTTGGGATCAAGCAAGCAAAGAAATACTTGGAAGCTCTCCAGATATTCTTGACACTATCCACCAACATAGATTACTGGGTGTTTATGACGCAGTATCTAATGAAGTGGTTAGACAACGAACATTGGGTAAAATTTCAAGTAGTGAACCATTCATCCTTGCGTATAAGGCAGTAGGTGACCAACTCGCTAAGAGTGGAGCATTGAATCGCTTTTATCCAAGTACGAATACTTCACACCCTCTAGCTGTTAGGTCTGCTGCTCCCAAGGCAACACCAAACAATAATCGCGCTATGGCTGCTGGTATTTCTGGAAACCAGAAAGTTGCTGGTAAGTCTGTCCTGAATCTTGCTTCTGCCTCTGATGAAGAGTTCTTGAAAGCAATGGAAGGGCGTATCTAATGAAAGTTTATCATGGCTCTTAATTACAATGGCGGTACTACCGTCTCCCCATCTTCTGTAGATAAAGGCGGTCCTAATAACGCCCAACTACAATCTTATTGTCATCTGCGTAAATCACTGATTGAAGCTAGTAAAGAACAATTCTTTACTCAATTGGCTGATGTAACCAAGATGCCTAAACACTTTGGTAAGAAAATCAAAGTATTGGACTATGTACCAATTCTTGATGATGCCAATGACAATGATCAAGGTCTTGATCCATCTGGTGCAGTAATTGATAACGGTAAGTACACAGTACGCCTTAGCAAGCTTGCTTATACCTTTACTGGTGGATCTGCTAACGCTAATGCAACCGCTGCTGCTAACGCTGCAAATGCATGGGCTGGTTCTACTGTAGCTACTGCTGCTGCTGCTGTTGTTACCTATACATCTACTGTATTGGGTCCAATGTCTGCTGCTCCTGCAGCATTCTTGGCTGCTCAACCCGGTGCTCATGCAGTTAAGGGTTCAGGTAATCTATATGGTTCTAGCAAGGATAGTGGTTATATCCACGGTAAGCTACCTGCTCTATCTGAGAGTGGTGGTCGAGTAAACCGTGTAGGTATGACTCGTCTGGTTCGTACTGGTGAATTGTCTAAGTTTGGTATCTTTACTGAGTTCTCTCAAGAAGCTCTAGACTTTGATAGCGATTCTGAACTCATGTCTCATCTGAGCCGTGAATTGATGAATGCTGCTGTACAGACTTATGAAGCACAACTTCAATATGATCTGTTGAATGCAGCTAACACTATCGTATTCCCTGGTGCTTCAGTATCAGTTAATACATTGTCTCCTGATACAGGTTCAGTGGATATTCTGAGCTATAAGTCACTGATGCGTTTGGATCGTCTGCTTACAGATGCTCGTACACCTAAACAAACAACTATCATTACTGGTAGCCGTTTGGTAGATACGAAAGTAGTTCCTAATGCTCGTATTGCTTATGTAGGTCCTGATGTAGTTCCTCTGTTGCGTGAATTGAAAGACTCTTTCAATAATCCAGCATTTATTGAGGTACAACATTACGCTGATGCAGGTAATGTATTGACAGGTGAAATTGGTACTGCTTGTGGTTTCCGATTCATCCAAGTACCTGAAATGCAGAAGCTTGCTGGTGCTGGTGGTGCTGTAGGTGCATTGGCTTCTCAATATCAGAATGATGGTGCGTTCTATGATGCATTCCCTGTTCTGGTAGTTGGTGACCAATCATTTACCACTATTGGTTTCAACACTGATGGTAACTCTGGTAAATTTACAGTTAAAACTGTAATGCCGTCAGATAATCACTCTACTACTGATCCATATGGTGAGACTGGTTTCAGTTCTATCAAATGGTACTACGGTACTGTGATTCTGCGTCCAGAGCGTATTGGTTTGGCTTGGACTGTAGCTCCTATCTAATAATAGATAGGTAATAGCAGGAGGGGGATAATTCCCCTTCCTTAATTTAAGGATTAAAAAATGTCAGAAACTGAACAAACTAAAACTGAACTTGAATTGCTTCAAGAACAAGCAACAATCATGGGCATTACTTTTAGTAAGAAAGCTGGTGTAGCTGCGCTTAAAGAGAAAATTGCAGCAAAGATGAATGGTGAATCCATTGAAGATGATGAAGTAGAAGTTGAACAAACACCTACTAAACAAACATTAACTAAAGCAGAGACTGAAGCTAAACAGCGTAAAGAAATTTACAATGAAGCTATGAAGTTGGTTCGTATTCATGTTAGTTGTATGAATCCAGCTATGTCAGAAGTACCGGGTGCAATCTTTGCAGTTGCTAATGAATACATCGGTAATGTTCGTAAATATGTACCGTTTACAGGTCATGATGATGGTTGGCATGTACCTAATTGTATTTACCAGCTATTGTTGAGTAAGCAGTTCACAACTACTAGAACTCGACGAGATCCAATTACTAAGAGAGAAGTACAAGTTCCTGTAACTCTTAAAGAGTTTAATATTCAGGTTCTACCTCAACTCACAGAAGAAGAACTTGAGTTGATGAAGAAAGCTCAATTGGCAGCTAAACTTAAATAACTAAATAAGGGGGCTTAGGCCCCCAAAGGATTTATATGTCTTGCGGAAATCTCGAAATTGACTTTAATGATCCTCAGTGGCAAATCCCACAGAGCATCATAGATGCTCTTAACGAAGCTCCTGAACCAGTTACCTTAGCTGCACTTACAGAACAGGTTGTGGGTGGTTCTGGTGTGTTTGATGGGTTAATGACAGCATTGAGAGCACATCTTAAAGATGAGATGCAAGCTAACCGTATTACTGGTGCTGAGTATGTGAAGGCTTATATAGCTCTTACAGAGGCTGCAATGACCAATGCAGTGCAGTTCCTTATCAATAGAGATCAAGCTCGTTGGAAGGGCATCGAAGCTCAGCTAGGGGCATTTGCTGCTAGGGTTAATCTATACAAGACTCAGGTAGAGTTTTGTACTAGTAAAGAACAAATGGAAGCCACCAGAGCACAGACTATGGATACTAGGTCTGATGGTATTACTCCTATCGCTGGGGCTATTGGAGTACAGAAAGAATTACAACTACAACAGAAAGAATCTTATATTAAGGATGCAGAACTTAAAGCTGCTCAGATGTGGCAGTCATGGCTTACATCCAGATTTGCAATTATTGAGGATTCATCACCCAATGCGATGAATGATGTATCAATTCAATCTGTGATGGCTAAGATTGCTACAGACCATTTAGGTGTTACTGTCGAGGCCTAATATGGGTAGAAAGACTGTTGTTAATTCTTCCATAACAAATATGTTTGGGAAGAATAATAAAAGAACTGGACTCTTCGAGAATGAGAATCCAAAGAACAACATACTTAAAACAACAATACTTAGTCATGCGATAAACCCAATAGGCTTAGCTGGAGACCACCTAACTAAGACTTATCTAGAAGGTCCGGGTATTGGTTTAAAATCTTGGAAGAGATATTATGATAAGGTTGGTTATAAGACTCTATTTAGTATCTCTGATAATGTTGTCTATAGTACTAAGGTAAGTACTTTTAATTATCCATCAATCAATTCTTATATATCTACTAATAAGTCTTATCCTGTTGGTTCAACTGTAACTACTACTTCAGCAGAAATAGTAACCGTAGATCTTAAATACATAGTTAATGATTGGTTATTAGAGAATCATCCTGAGTATGTAGTTTCTGATACTGATGGTGAAGATGATTCCTTGAATTATAGTTATGGTATATACACAGATCCAGTAGATTCTGTAGAGAAGATCTATATTTATGATCCTGATTTATTTCCTAAAGAAGATTCAGGAATTGATGATATACCTACAAATGATTCTATTCTGTTTAAGGTTATTACTGACTTATCCATAATAGGTAAGAAAGGTATAGCTATTAGATATGAAGTAAGTTTACCTAATGATGCTGATGTAGTTAATAAAGATCCAGAGGTAGAAGTAATACCTCCTGATGATTTTGATGATGTTATTGATTTATTGGATTATCCTGAAGCATCTGGAGATAACCCAACCAATGATAGTGAACATTTAGATTTAGATATAAAGACTAAAGTTACTAAGACTTATAGTGATGGTAGAGATCCAGTAATTGATGTTACTGTTAATTCTTCTTCTGTATATAACTACACCAAGACAACTAATTCATTTAGCTCTGATGCTGAGATGTCAGTTGATTCTATGGGTAGGATTTGTAGTGATAGAGATACTGTAGATTTAGTTGAAAGTAAAACCAAGGAAGAAACTGTTGTTAGCTCTAATACAGTAATAAATAACTTACCCGGAGGTGTAGTTGAAACTGTACTTACGGAGGAGATTGAAGAATCAGCTGTAGATTACAAGTATTATGTTACTGGTACTTTATCTACAATAAGTAGTACATCACTAAGTAATATTGGTTTCTTGTATGTATATGGGTCTGGTAGTTTAATTTTAGATTCTTTTATTGATGATGCTTCATCTGAATCTATGGCGAATGTACCCCCTATAGTATTAAGGAATGAAAGTACTTGGGGTGTTTGGTTTGGTGAACCACACAAGACAGTAATAGATAAAAGTATTAAGAAACTATTTCAAAGAAATTTAAAACTTAAAAAGATTATTACTACTCTTGATGAAAATGAAACCATCAGAAATCATGTTCAGTTTGTTTTTATTGAACCCGGTGTCCCGTTAAATTCAATATTACCTGAATCCAAGAAATACATATTTAGATTCTTTGAGAATATTCTTGAATCCACAGGTAAATATGGTAGCAGTTCTTCTAGTCTTACCACTACTGCTGTAAGTCAGATAAATGCGTTTGTAGCATATAACGAAGCTTATGTTACTTATCAAAGAGATTTGTACAATTACAATCGTAGTTTTAAATCTAACGATCCACCGCCAGAACCACCAAGTCCTGTAGTTAAACCGCCAGAAGAACCTCATATAGCATATGTGGATACTATTGCTAATGGTTGGGGTTATTACAAATCATTTAATTGGTCTTATGCTTCTATTGAAGAAGTGATGGGTTCATACCCTGGATTGAAATTAAATCACTGTACGGTTATTAGAAACCCTTCGTTAGATATACCAAATTACACTATACAAACTTTCACAAACAGTATATTCGCAAGAACTTGGCGTATATGGAAGCGTGGGTTCACCGCTATACAGATAATCAAACAATTACCTACAAGTTATAAGGTTATTACTATTTGGGGTCTTGATTGCGGGTTTAGTGTTAAGAACGGTGTATGGGTTAATTACGATGGTGCTACAGAACTCTTAAGGTCAGATATATCTCCAATGCTTGTACCGTTACATGAACTAGCATTGTTTGAAGATGATGGTTTAATAAATATTACCCAAATTGCTAGGGATAGTTTTTATTACAGATTTAATTCTTATCAAATAATTAAAACAGGTGGTTGGTTTAAGAGGCTACTTAAAATGGCTTTATCTATTGTTATTGTCATTGTTGTTGTTTCTTTTGGTTTCCCTGATTTAGCTGCTCAGATTGGTACAACCATGAGTTCATGGTTTGGTGGCACAACCATTGCTGCTAATATCACTATGGGTACATTACTATCAGTTCAAGGTTTGCTATCTACATTTGCAATTGTTGCTGCTAACATGGTTATTAGCACAGTAGTTACATCTGTACTGGGTAAAGCTTTAGGAGCTAATGCTTCAGGTTTCTTTGCCATAGTAATGGCTTTTGTTAGTGGTCAGATTCAATCCATTGCATCTGGTAACTTTAGTTTCTCATTGGATATTACTAAGTTAATGACACCGACTAACTTAATGAGTTTATCTATGAGTACTGTTAATAACTTAACTCAGATTAAAACCGCTAAGGCTCAAGAATTAGCTAAGAAGACTGGAGAATTTGTGGAAGATGAAAAGAATAAGTTAGATAGATATACTGCTGAAACTCAAGCCATGTTCTCTAGTGGTATTGATATGAATATGTTAAATGATATGTTAGATTGGATAAAGATGTCTGAAACTCCACAAAACTTCCTAGATAGAACATTACTAAAAGGTTCTGATATTGTTAATTTAACGCATAATCTGGTTCATGATTATGTATCATTAACTACTCCAAAAGCATTGCCGAAAGGATAATAATCATGGGTTCTCCTACAGATAGCTACAATTTTCAAGCACCTAAAGGTTGGTTGAGCAGTACACAACCAATGAATGCTACTTCAAGTGCTTTAGGTGCATCTGGTGGTATTGGTAATCAACTCTCTAATATGAGTGTTGGTAAAGGTTGGGATGCTAACTCCTTGTATCAAATGCCTAATTTAGATGCTGGTTTACCTTCTAACTGGAAATCCACAACTCCAGCAGGCCAAGGATTTGATAACCCATTCTTTGGTAGTAGTAACCTTGGTTTTAATGCCCCTACATTTAAGTTTGGTTTAGATATGTTGGGTAGTTTGTATGGGTTAAGTAATGCTAATAAAGTAATGAAGATGCAGAAGGAAGCATTTGACTTCCAGAAGAATCTTGCTACTACCAATATGAATAATGCTGTACTAGCTAGAAACCAACAGTTAGATGCTAGAGCTAATGCTATTGCATCTGCTAGAGGTGGTTCATCGGACCAACAAGCAGCAACTGCATCTGCTTATAAGCAATCATTTGGTGCTGCTAACATGGATAACAAGAAACTGGGGTATTAAGCATGGCTAATCAATTAGATTGGAGTTCTGTAGCAGCACAGGGAATTGATGATGCTGCTTATAGGATGGCAGTAATGCAAAGAGGTAATCCAGTAGGAGAGGCTCTATCTGGTATAGGTAAAACTGTACAAGATTTTGCTGATAGAGGTCTAGCTGCTAAGTTAGCTACGGTTAAGAACCCTAGAGATTTTATGGCTAATCTTACCCAGAATGATGTAAGAAATTATTCAGGTAAAGCTCTTGAAGGTATTACTGACAGTATGTCTAAGCGTACAGAAGCAATAGATGCTGCTGATGTAACAGCAAATAGAAAACTAGGTAATCTTATTGACTTTTCTGCTATGGTTGGTAATAACGCTGATGTGTATAACGCAGCACTTTCTGGTAGTGACTTATCTGCTGGTAGTAAGCTAGGTAATGCAACAGCAAGAGCACAGCAAGCTATTGGTACTCAAGCTAATTTAAATGAACTTGCTAGACAGCAGGTGTATGACTCTAAGCAGGCACTTGCTGCAAAAGCGTTTACTACCAATTTTTTTAATAAACATCCAGATCTTACTAGTAATCCTGAAATCTTTTATTCTGTATTTGATGGTTTATCTAAAAATGAACAGGCAATGTTGATTGCAGCAGACCAAACAGTCAGCAATTTTGTAAAAAACCGCCATAGTTTATTAAATCAGCGTATTTCTCCTCCTGTTAGTAATGTTGGGCTTGGTAATACAGGTGTTCCTATTTATTCGTTTGGTGGTAAGGGTTATGCTGATGGTGGTTCTATAACCCCAAACCAACAACCACAATCAGGTAATTACCTTCGTGATTTGTATCTGTCAGGTATGCAGGGAATCAATAAACTCCTTTCACCTGAAAGTGCTAACGCTGAAGTACCAGTTCAAGAAGTACCTCAAACCAATGTTTCATTTATGTTAGGCAATGCTGTGGATCGTTTTAGGTCTGCTGATAACCCAGTAAGTAATCTGTACAACTCTGCTATCAATACTGCTTCTGATGCGATGAGTGGTGTTGCTAATGCTTTTAATCCTAATGTACCTAATCAAGAAGTAGCACCTATTGTTACACCACCTATTGTTACACCACCTATTGTTACACCATCAGGCCCTGATTCAAAGCTTATGAATAAGCTCAAAGCTTTTGGGTACACGCCTGCAATAGATAGCATTCTTCAAGAGGAAGCTAATAAGTACGGTATTTCTCCTAGACTTCTTCAGAAGACATTGATCAATGAAGATGGTATGACAGGTAAGACAAGTAAGACTGGGGCATTAGGTCCATTTCAGTTTACTCGTGATGTATGGAATTGGTTAGCTACTACCCCAGAAGGTAAGAAGTTAAATATGCCATTGATTACTAAAGAAAACAGAAATAAACCCAATGATCCAAGAAACCAAATAGATTTAGGTATTCGTGCTGGTGTTCTATTAACCAGTAAAAACGCCAAACAATTGAAGGATAATGGTATCCCCCCTACAGAAAATAATCTTTACTTAGCTCATGTTATTGGTGTTGGTGGTTTAAAAGATGTACTTAAAGGTAGTGCTTCAGGTAAAACACAAGCAAACCTAAAACATAATAGCTTTAGATCTGGTGATACTGTAGATTCTTGGAGAGATAGATTTACTAAGAAATTTAATAGTCATTCTCAATACTCTACAGGCAATGATCCTGCTCAATTAAACTAATTGGATTAAATATGGCTAATAATCAGTCTTTTAAGTTCTCTCCTATTCTTGAGAGATATTCAAGAATGCAACAACCACAACCACAACCACAACAGAATGGTGCTTATCAACACAGACCTACTGGTTTAATTGATGGTCCGGGGGATGAACTTAGTGATTCAATTACCGCTAGGATTGGTAAGGATGAGTATGTACTCCCCGGAGATACTGTTAGAGCTATTGGTGTAGATACCTTAGACCAAATTAAATATGCTACTCATACACCTGTAGATTTACAGATGCAAGGTGTACCTGCCGGTGGGCCTGTGGGTATGCAACAATTTGCTAATGGAGGTAGCCCATCTGTAGGTGATTACATCACTGCCTATACAAGACAAGTTATGGGTAGTAATGTTACTCCTGAAGCATTGGCTTTAGCTAGACAACAGAAGCTATTACAACTACAGGCTCAACAACAGGCTTTACAAGCTCCTACAGCTATTCCTGTACCTAATCAAGGGGTAGGTGGATATGTTGGAAATAATGCCTTAGAACGGCGTATGAGAGCTTCTGGAGCATATGCAGATGGTGGTGAAGTATCACCAAGCTTTGGTGACTATGCAACTGCACTAACCAGACAAGCATTTGGTAGTAAATCTACTGCTGAGGATATTGCTAGAGCAAGAATGGCAGCAGAGTTGCTTAGACAACAACAACAACGAGTAACTCCTACTCCAGTACCTGTATCTAATTTAACCCAATATGGTAGAGGTGATGCTACTGCCAGACGGATGAGAGAATTAGATGCTGTTGGTTATGCTGATGGAGGCAGTATTGATGATGAAGATTCTATTACTGCTTTGAGAAGAAGAGCAGAATCAGGTATTGGTGCTACTGTTGATTTCAGTAAACCAACAGTTAATACATCAAACTATGATGCAGAAAGAATTAGTGCATTAGTAGCTAATGCTACAGCTCAAGCTGAAAGAAATAGACAACAAAACCTACAGTACCTAGCTAATCAAAATACTGGTTATGTAGAACAAGGTAATGCAATAGCTGAAGAAGCTAGATTAGCTCAAGAAGCTGCTGATAGAGATACGCTCAACCAACAACCAACTACTAGTGCTGGTTTAGATAACACCAGTGCTGTTACTGGTAAGGCAGCAGGTAATATTGTTAGAGGTTATGTTATTGGTTCTAATGCTAAAGCTAAAGCTTTGGAGAAGAATCCACCAGTACCTAAAGAAGTAAAAGCACAGGTAAGTGCTATTGATGAACAGATTAGAAATGTTCAAAACGAGGCTACTAAGACTGCTGCTAAAGGCCCTAATGCTGCTGCTCAAGCTGAGCGTGTAGCTAAGATTAGTGGTTTAGAAGCTGAGAGAGTTAAATTATTGGCTCAAGCTGAGAGTACTGTTGCATCTGCTAATTCTGGTGGTAGAGCTGCTAAGTTACTTGCATCAGCAACAGGTGCTGGTTCTAAAGCTTTAAAAATTGCTGGTAGAGCATCAGTACTTGCAGGTCCTGCAATTGGTGCTATGGAAGCCAAAGAACTTAGTGATGTTGGTTTAAATTTAGATGACCCAATAATGCTTAATATTGCAGCTAGAGAAACTGCTGCTGTAGTTGGTGGTGAAACAGCAGCATTGGCTACTGGCGGTGTTACTGCTGCTACTGGTGTTGGTGCTGTTGCAGCACCTATTGCAGGTGCTATTGGTGGTATTGCTGGTGGTTATGGTGCTCGTAAAGCATGGGATTCAACTCAAGGTAAAGGCATACTAACCCCTGAAGAAATCCATGACAAACCAGACTTACTGGTTAATTACATGGCAGGTAAGGGCTACTCATTAGATAAACTTGCAGCAAATCCTAAATTTGCTCCTGCTGTGTTGAATTACCTAAATAATAATAAATTGGCCAGTGAACAGAAAGATATTAAGGTAAGACAGGCTGCTCAAACTGCTGTTAATGCTCAAGCTAACCCACAGACAGCTAGACAAGTATCTAATGCTGTAGATAAAGCTACTGGTAATGCGGCAGCTTCAATTGCTAAGGTTGCATCAGACCCCGGTGCTGCATTGAGTGTTGCAATGAATACTGCTCCTACAACTCTACAAGCAATTGCAGCAACTAAGACTCAAACTGAAGGTGAATTGATTAAAGCCAGAGGCTCTATTTATTCACAGATATTTAATATCCCCGAGAGTGAACAGAAACTTTCAGCAGCAGAGTTTGCAGCTAAATCACCTGAATTGGGTGTTTCTAGAGAACTGTACACAGAAGCTTCTAGAATTATTCAATCTAAAGTTCCCGGAGCATCTCCAGCAGTAGTTAATGAAATTCTCAAGAATGCAATAAATACTAGAGGTGTGTGGGATTACCTCAAACAGAGTACCTTCTGGGCTAATAGTCAATCTGGTGGTGGTAAAGATGCAGCTCTAAGTAAACTAGCATTTGACTTGGATTCTTCACAGATGCTTACTAAGCTTGTTACTGATAGCCCTGTTGCACTATCTGATGGCTATCGTAAACAGCAATTACTTGAACAGAAACTGGCTGGTTTAACCCAAGCAGAGAATTCAATTAAAGAACTGTATCAAAAAGGTACTGTATTTGGTGATCCTAACTACTGGAGAAACTTTAGCGGTCCAGATGGTGAATATAATTACAATAGACAAATGTGGGAAATAGCGAATAACATGCAACAACAAATCCTGTATGCTCAATCCGTAAATAAGGCTAAGTAATTCATGGCAACTTCACCAATAGAACAAGCAATTCGTAACAGCATTCTTACTACAACTACTGGTGCGGGGTTAGAGAGTCAAACACCTACAGAAGCAGCAATGGTGCAGATGAATGCGCTAGACCTGCTTAATGCTTATGGTGCTCCTGAAGCTAATGCAATTCTTGCTCAGAGATCTGATGCAGTAAATGACTTTGCTAACTTGATGGGTACATCAAGAACTACAGCTCAAACTGCGGGTGATTTACTCAATTCAACTACCCAAGGTGTTATTGGTGGTTTAGGTGGATTGGGTTCATTGATTGCTGCTCCTGTAGATTTTGTAGCTGATACTAACTTTGCTGGTGGTATCACTGACTTAACTACGGGTATTAACCAAGGAATTGATCCTTGGAGGTCTGATACTGCTCTTGCTCGCGGTCAACTGTTTGGTCAGATGAGAGAACTCCGAGAGAGAGATTCAGAACAAAGATTTCAACAGGATAAAGAGAAATCAGGTAGTTTTGTAGCTAGCCTAAAGCAGGTAGGTAGAGACGCTATCCAAGCCGTAGATGACCATACAAGCAATGAATATGCACTTACTGAGGGTACAGGTCAAGCAATTGGTTCAATTGCTACTGCTGGTCCTATTGGTAAGGGTGTTACTGCTATTGGTCGTGGTATCTTTAAACCAGCTATTGAATCAGCTATTAAGAAGGAAGCGGGTGTACTAGCCAGAAATGCAGGTACACAAGTAACTTCGGATATTCTTCGTAAAGCTGAAGAAGAAGTATTAAAGAAAGCATACATTCGTGGAACTACTGCTTCAATGGCAGGTCAAGAAGCTGGTGGTGCATTCCAAGATACTTATAACAAAGCTATAGGTATGCCTGATGAAGTCTGGGAAGCTAATCCAGAATATCAAGAGCGTAGGAAAGTAATTGGTGATACTGCTGCTAAAGCAGAAATTGCTAACGATGTTGCTAGTAAAACAGCATTGATGGCATTACCTACTGCTATTGCAGCAGCTCGTATTGCTGCACCGTTTGAAGCTAATCCACTATCTAGAGGTGTTAGAAGAGCGACTCAAGATATATTGGTTAGGGAACCAATGGAAGAATCCTTACAAGGATTAAACCAAGCAATTATAGGTAACTACGCTTTACAGGATATTGATCCAAATATCCATCTATCTTCAGGTGCTGGTGAGGGTTTAGGTACTGGTGCTTTATATGGTGCTATGGGTGCTGGTTTATTCTCAGGTGCTGGTATTGCTACATCACCTATGCAAGTTGCCAGTGAAGTGTTTAAAGGTAAATTAACACCTACAACATCAACAGAAGTACCTACAGTAACTCCTACAGAAACCATTAAGAATACTGGTTTGGTTTCGGAGGTATTGAACTCAGCTAAAGAACAACCAATCCAAGAGCCAGAAGATAATACTTCAGGTATTGATTACAACCAAGAGTACAGTGAAGATTTAAATATTGCTTCTACTTCAATCATTGAAGCTGGTAAAGACCAACATGAATCTCTTGGTGTAAACCTTACAGATGAAGAATTAGCTAGTGGTAACGCAGCAGACATTATCGTTAAACAGTTGTACAGTAAATTAGAAGATACAAATACATCTGTAGAAGATGCTAGTAAAGCATTGGCTTTATTGGATTCAAAGTTGGATGCTTTCCAACAAGTACAGTTTAGAAACCTAGACCATCCTGAAGTGTCTAAGGCAGTATCTAATACTTCTGATTACATTAAATCAATTAGACAATCTGAACCTTACAGGAAAGCTCTACAACGGGTACAGAAGGACTTTACAGCCTCTCCAATGACTTCTTTTAACTCACCTAAAGGTAAGCCTACCCTAGGTAAGATAAATGAAGCTAAGCAGCGTTTAAAGCTTAATATCGGTTCTATTGATGCTACTGCTGCTAAGCAGATTCTCAATTATGCGTCTACTAATGATGGATCATTCTCTAAAGAAGAGACTGATTTGCTTAGTGCATTGGTTAGATCTGACTTCTATAAGACAGATGTATCAGAACAGATTACTACTGGTGAGGGTAAGAATGCTCAAGGTAAAGAATCTGTATTTGGTCATCTAAGAAACTTACAGCAATCTATTGCTACAGGTAAGGAAAGTACATCTTTCAAAGATTTAAGTAATTGGTCAGAAATCCAAGCTAAAAAGGTAAAAGCTTTATTTAAATCCAAAGAGACAGGTAAACCAGTTAAATACACTAAAGATAGGGAAGTGGTTTATAGAAACGAAGACTTCCTTAAATCAGTAGTAAATGATTTGGTTTTAATTGCTAGAGCTACTAATTATTCAGCAACATTGCTAGGTAATACAGATGTATATCTAAGCCTAGATAAACTAATCAAAGATGAGAATGTTTATAAACAGGTATTAAATACCTTTAAAGAATCTAGAAGAGAAGTAAACGAATCTCTAGGTAAAGAGAATACTGAAGTTGTAGATTCTAAAGAATCATCTAAAGATGAATACTTTGGTTTAATTAGGTCTTTACTTAAAAACAATAGATCTTATATCAATCTAGCTAGTTATTTGAATACCCTTATCACATCTAGTTTTGGTGATAAGGTTAGTTATGTACTGCAAGATAAAGTAGCGAATTCAACAACCAGTGAAGGTGTAGATGCTAAGGTTGAGTTTAAAGGTACTAAAGCTACTATCTATTATTCTAAGGATTCTTCATTAGAAGATTTACTCCATGAATTAGTTCATGTAGCTGTTCATAATAAGCTAAATAAGACAGGTACTTCTTGGTCTAGAGAGTCTGAAAGAATACTCAACCAGATTCGTGAGAATAAGGATACTTTCCTTGAGAAATACCCTAATACTACTGTTACTGCCTTTGATAATGTTCATGAGATGTATGCATGGGCATTAACTAATGATGCCTTTAAACAATGGCTTAATGAACAAGTTTCTACTAAACCAGCAGATATTAAACCTAAAGGTGGTTTACATAGGTTATATCAATTGGTTATGAGAATGTTGGGTGTAACTAAAGAGAATAATGGTTCTGTATACGCAGAACTAGTTCATCTGTTTAGTAAGAACACAACTAATACTAAGAAAGATTCTGTTCTAACAGCTATTAAGAATACTGTTTATGACAGGCTTATTAAAGATCGTAAAGCTTCACCTGATTCAACAGATAAGGATTTACTTATCTATGGTAAGGATGATAAGTTATTCTTTGAAGATGGTTTTGAAGAGTTTGATACTAAAGCTGAAGCTAAAAAGTTTGCTGATGGTTTAGGTGATGCTACTGTTGTTAATGGTGAAACTGGGTATGTAGTTAAATACACAAATAAACAGAAGAAACCCAAACAAACAGTTAAAAAACTAATTGAAGATAAAGCTTCAACTGAAGTTAAACCTAAAGAAGAGGTTGTTGAAGATACCGCTGTAGAAGCTCTAAAAGAAGAAACTAAGACTACCCCCCCAGAAACTAAACAAACAGCCCCTGAAGCTTCTGATGTAGCTGTAGAGGTTAATGAAGAACCCGCAGAGACTGTAAATCTAGATAAGGACAGAAAGCAACTAACTACTGTTGGTTTTGTTGTTAAGCAAAACACAGAAGCTAATCCAATAACCTTAGAGAAAGTGGTAGAAACTCTTAAGGATGAATTAACCGATAAGCAGTTCTCAGAGTTTCAGAAGGTTGTTAATCACATCAATGAGAGAATAACTAAGGTTGAGGAAGCTATTGGTAAGTCAGGGAATGATCTCTACAGAGGTTTCTTAGATCAAGACGGTAAATTTACAGAATTAGCTAAGTTAGCAATCACTAACGCAATTCTCTATGCATCTAGTAAATTGCAAGTAGAGCAAAGCTATGATGACACAGTAGATTTTGTTAGATCATTAGGTGATATTTCTAATTTTAAACAAGCAGTTAAAGCCTTAAAAGGTACATATAATAGATATACATTTAGTGATGAAATATCCCGTGTACTGATGAAAAGCTTTGGTGTGTCTTTAGATCCTAAAGCACCACTAGCTCCAACCATGAGTCAAATGACTGCATTGGCACACTCTATACTAGGTGCTACTGCTTCCATTAAGACTGTTTATATTGATCCTGAAGGTGAGCTACTCACGGTTAAAAAGGATAAGAATAAGACTTACACCAATGTAAGTGTGTATTCAAAACCCAATTCTATTCTGGGTAATTTGAATCTAACAACACTTGCTAGTAAGTTTAATCAAGCTATTTCAGGTGAAGTAACTAATAGAACCTTCTATGGTAATGAAGATGTTCCTTTACACCCTGATAGTGTCAAGGTTAGTAATAACCCTGAAGAGGATGCTAAAGTATTGAAAGCTATGTCTATAGCCAAGCATAGAGTAAATACTAAGATGGATACTCTATTAACAAGTATTGGTGTAGATAAACTGGTTTCAATCTTCTACCCTGTTAGTTCTTTTATTTACGAATCTAAAAAGGATTCTGTTGAAGCTGCTTCAGGTGCTATTGCTCAAGCATTTAATAAAATGACTGAGATTAGAACCAACCTGAGTAAATTAGGTGAAGGTTATCAATTTGTTAGATACCAATATATCCAATATACAAATGCTAGGTATGGCATCTCAGACCCAATAAACCCGCAGAATAATAAGTTCATGAGGGCATTCTTAACTACTGCTCCAGAAGTTGAAGTAAACCCTGAGAATTGGAATGAAGTATTACCTATTGCTTATGCTGTATTACAGACATTAGGTGTTAAGGTAAATAAGAAAAATGAAGATGGTATTAAAGCAGAATGGGTTAAGCTTAATGAATTAGCTTCAGAAGGTTCTGAACATGCAGTTAGAAAACTAATTAGATGGGTTAATAAACCAAGTTCATTAGATGGTGTAACTGTTAGTGGTTTATTTAAAGAAGCATCTAAAACTTACGGAGATATTCATTCCCCATTAGGTTTAAAAGCATTAGTAACTCTATTGGATTACAGAAAAGGAATTACTACAGGTAAATTCACTACATCTATTACTGTTGAATCTGATGGTATTACTAATGGACCGTCAGGTGCTATGTTCATGGCAGCATATAGAATAACTGATACATTCTTAAGACAGATGTATAGAGCTGGTGTTGCTTTCCTATCTACTGATGAAATGAAGAATGACTATGTTAAATACATTTCTGAAGATAGTACAGATAATTATGGTGAGACGGCATTAAACCTAACCAAGGAATTGAATGCTGCTACTGAATCTGAATCAATAAAAAATGTCCTTAAACTTCTTACCCTGATTTCATCCAACGGTTCTGATATTCAGGTTAGTGAAAGTAAAGGCTCTTATATTGTAGAAAGCGTCTCTAGAGCTTTTGTTAAGAATCCAACTACTACTAAGATTTATGGTGCTGGTTTACCTGCATTTATCTCTAACCTTAGTAACTATATTGTTGATACTATCGTTGATAACAATAGAGTATTTAGTAAATCTGAAGTAAACACATTAACCCAGATATTCAATGAATACACTAAAGATACTAATATTAAAGTTGGATTTATAGCTCATAGAGATGGTTATCTGATTGATACTAATAGCTTAGAGTTTTTCTTGAAGGTTAGGGGAGATTCTTTCCTTAAAGAGTTTATTGAGGTATTCCAGAGTGCTATTAACAATAACTTTGGTGTAGATGTCAGTACTAATATTGATGACATGATTGAGTTAACTAATACTCAATATGAAATATTCCTTCAAGCTTATAGAGCTGACTTAGACACTCTTAAAAAGGCTAAAGGACTTAATGGAATTACTAAAGGTGATTTAGATGGTTTATTTAAGAAGCATAGACATCTGCTTCCTAAAATAACCTCTCATTCATTTATTACTAATGCTCTTAGAGAAATAGAGCACGATATTGATGAAGACATGGAAAAATCCATTGCTGTATCTACAGTATTTGGTACAACTGACTTCAAACAATCAATGCCTATTGCTGGTGGTTCTCTCGGTGTTGGTATGGTTTCTAAGATGGTGCAAGCAAGTACCGATGCAGCAGCCATTAAAGGCACTGTATTAGCCATCCTAAACGATATTGCTAATGAGCCTAACAGAGAGAAGAGAAATGCTCTCAAGAAGCTACTAGAGAACATTAACTATGTTCATGACGGTTTTGATGTAAGCCCTACTACAGTTAACGATATTGCTAAGTATTTGAATAATGCTTTATTCGAGAGCTGGATAAATACTGACATCTCCAGTATTAACTATGAATTGGCTAAACGCTTGTCAGATGACTTTGGTGCAGTGCTACCAAATCATTTAGAAGAGCTAAAACAACAATCAGAATCTTCTAAGATTATGCGTGAGACTCTTAGAAAGGTTCCTGTTAATGTTACTCAGTTTCAGGGTATCTTATTGGATAACCTAATACCTGTAGATGGTGGAATAACTATTGAGGAAGCTCAAGAGATATTTGAAGACCAAATCTACGATGAGGTTGATGTAGAAGAGACTGTACCTATTAGAGGTAATACTGCTCATGAAGTCTTGACTATAGCTGGTCAGAATGCAGAAGGTACTCTGAAGAAATTCTTAGACAGATTAAACAGCTCTGCTAAGTTAGTTAATAGAATGAAGAAAGTAGGCATTGCTAAAGTAAAAGCAAGTGCTAGATCTTTCTATGACCCAGTAAAAGACCATATCTCTTTAAGAGAGGTCTCTGATCAACATCTACCTAGTGATGTAGTTCATGAAGTAACCCATGCACTAACACACCCAGCTATTGCTGCCTTCTACAATAAGGTTAGATTGCCTGAGTCTATAAGTAACAATATTGGTTCAGTAGAATCTTTAATGATTTCTTCCCTGAAGAATATATCTGTAAGTACTCTAGGTACTTCACATGTTAATTCTCTGAATAACCTGTTAGATGTCTTATCTGATGCTGTTGGGTCTGGTAGACCTGATGGTTTAACGCCTATTTATAAAACCAGTAAAGCTAAGAAACGGAAATCAGGTAATAGAGCTATAACCGAGGATACTCAATCAGGTCTGTACTACCATACAACTCTTCAAGGGGTTATTGATTCATTCTTGGATACGTTTGAATCTGCTACACCAGATCAAAAAGCAGAAGCTATATCTGAGTTTCTAACTATGGTTTCAACTGATGAAACTTTATCTAGTATCTTTGATGAGAATGTTAGAGATGGGCTTGTTAAATGGGTTCTTAGATCTCTACACATAACCCTTAATAAAGGTGAAACATATACATCTGCTATCCGTAGAATAGCAATTAGGATTGCAGAAGATAGTATCAATATGCAAGGTGACTTGTATGAACCTATCCGAAGTAATCTACCTAATGCTAGTACGGTCTATATGTTTAGAAGTGATTTAGCACAGAAAACGATAGATAGTTTATCTTCAGCATTAAATGCTTATGCTTCAACAGAATCATTGGATAACTTTGTTGAACAAGGTGCTACCTTTGAGAAAGACTTACTGGATAAGAATGCTCGTAATGAAGCAGGTATTCGTTTAGCTAAACATTTAAATGATAAAGTAGGTGAATTGGTTGGTTCTGGTTTCCTTAAGAATCCAGAAGAGTTAGAAGCATTTAAGATTCTCTATGGAACTCTATTAACTGCTAGAAACCAAAACCATCAAGCAATCAATGCAATTAGTTCATTGCTTGGTTCTACTGCTTGGGAATTGAAACAAGAAGACTTTGGTGATATTAACGACCCAGTCATATACCATAATGCATCTACTAAGATTGGTTTCTTAGAGAATTTACCTGAAGGTAAGAATTCATCATTGTTGTTCTTTGCTTTGGCTTCTACTGATAGTGAACTAAGACTAGCCCTAGATAAGGTCAAAATCACTCCTGAGAGCTTTAAAACAGAAATTGAAGGCACTACTCTAGACCAGAAATTAAATGGCTTAGGAGACCGTTTCTACGGCTTCCTGACTAATCTGTATCAAGGTAAGACTGATCCATCTGTACTGAAGAACTTAGATAGCATTAAAGAGATGTTGTATCTGAGCAATAAGTCATTAAGTATGATGGCTGCTAATGCTGAGACTTCTGGTTTATCTCTTATTTCCTCTATGGAAACTCAGTTTAAGACTGCTTTAGATAAAGCTACAGATGTAGTTATTGATGCTTTGCCTAAAGGTAATAAGGTAACAGCTACAGCTGCTGATGCTATTAGCATCATTAGTAATTATGCTAAAGATGGTAATCTACTTGCTGAAGACTTACTCAAGTGGAGTCATAGCAATGAAAGAATCCCTAACTTTATTAAGTCTTTAGCTAAAGATTTGACTATGAACACTGAGGATAATGCTGATGTATTAGCTCAGATTAAGAAGATTAACTTTAAGGTTGGTCGTCTTCGTTCTCTGTACAAGAAACAAATACCTACAAACATTAGGACTAAATTCACTAAGAGATTGTCTACAAGTGAACTAGCAGCTATGAGAGATGTGTTGGGTAAATCCAATGTAGTAGCTGTATCAGGTAATGACCTTACTGAAATAGGTAAGTTATTAGATCCTAAGTACAGATCCAATAAACTTAATTCATTGGGTTTAACTGTACAAGAAACTAGTATTGCTAATGCTTTAAGCAATTACAACATGACTGGTGATATTAAAGCTGGTTTTAAGAACGCCAAACTAACTCCAAGAATTATTGAAGCTGCTTCTTATATGTCTCTTGGTTTGGTATCTAAACCAATGATTAAAGAGATGGGTTCTCTTATTCAGAATGAACAAGCAGGTGTTAAAGAGCTAATCCACCACATCAATAGATTTACTGAGGGTGGTTTAAAGAGCACATCTATGAATAGATTGGGTTATTCTTTACAAGAACCTGCTTATAGACATTCATTAAGATTGGTTGAAAATACAGGTATTGATGATGCTCAGAGGCATGGCTATACGGTTGTTAAACCACACCCTCAGTTGAAGGGCTATACCATTATGAGAAGTAATGTCTCAGGTAAGCCGGGATACAACCAAGGTATTCTTCAGGGTGTTACTGAGAGACAGAAGAACCATACAGGTAATGAAATACTTAGAGTTACAGAAAAAACAGACCCAGTTTTGTATTCAAAACTAAGTAAAGGTAATTACGATAATGTCATCAAAGATGGTGATGCTTATGTAGTATCTGTAAATGATGAGATGTTTAACTTAGTTAATCCATCATCTAATATCATTGATATGCTTGGTTCTACTTATGGTAGGTATATTGAGGAAAGCTTAGCTGAATCCACTAACAATGAGTCATTGTTGAAGATTAAAGCTATGTATGACAAACCCGGAGTTGATAAATCTAGGTTTGTTAATGTTATGGATCCTAAGTTCTTAGCTAAAGCTGATCCAGTATTGAAAGATTCACTTAGTATTCTCAATAACAATTTGAAAGATCAAATTGAAGAGGTATTTGGTGAAGGTGAGTTTTGGATTAGAAAAGACCTGTTATCTGATGTTTTGGGTGAGCGTAAAGCTGATATAACAGATTTCTGGTCTGGTGTATCTAGATGGTCACCAGAGACTCGTAAGCATGTTAGAAATATCTTAGAGACTCTTCTAGGCAAAGATGCATACAAGTATGCTGTTAGAAGTAGTGAAGTATTGGCTTCTATAGTTCAAGAAGCTAAGGTGATTATTGTTGTTAAATCAGGTGTGGTTTCAGCAGCTAACATTTTAGGTAACATTGGTCATATGATGATTAACGGTATTCCGCTAACTCATATTGCTAAAGAAGTTCCTAAACTAATCCAAGAATCTTTAATGTATGAAAGACTTGAAGGTTTAGCTATTGAATTAGAAACCAAGATTCAAACATCTGATGTATCTGCTCAAGAGAGAGCTAAGCTACAAGTACAACTAAACAATGTCAAAGCTAGACAGAAGAGTCTTCGTATTTGGCCTTTAATTGTTGCTGGTGAGTTTGGTTCTATCAATGATTCACTTGATATGGCTGATACTAAAGAGATGTTCTCTGACTTTACTTCTTGGATGGGTAAGAAAGTAGATGATTCACCTGAGTTACTTAAAACTGCGGTTAAGAATGTCGTTATGACTAAAGATACAGCAGTATTTAAGGCAATGCAGAAATCAGTAGATTATGGTGACTTCATTTCTAAGGTTCTTATTTATGAGAAGTCTCTTACTGAGGGCATGACTAAAGAACAAGCATTGATTCGTGTAAGTGACGAGTTTGTTAACTATGACCGATTGAGAGGTCGTGATAGACAAGCATTTGAAACTTATGGTTTAGCTTGGTTCTGGGATTACAAACTTAGAATTGCTAAGATTGCTTTGAGGACTGTTAGAAAACATCCTGTTAAAGCTTTGTTGATGGCAGTTCTACCAGTTGATATAGATCTACCAACTACAGATAATGTATTTACTAAGAGTATAGAGGGTACATTACCTTATTCATTGGGTCCGGTAATGGGTATAAGAGCACTCGGTATGAACCCGGTAGAGAATCTACTCTTTTAAAAAATAATCCCCTCATTTGAGGGGATTACTTATTCAGTTATTGAAGCTACGATTGCTAGCAGAAGAATTATTATTAGCCAGACAGGAAGTGCAATAATAAAGATTATGAGTAATTTTATGGCTAACAAAACCCCTACACAAGATAGGATGGTTTTAGCTAGTATGTTCATGCAAACAATGAACTCTTAACTTCTTCTTGTTCTGTCTCAAGCTCTTCATACACCTTAGTAGGTGGTGATGTCAGTAGAGCAGCTACATTGGTTCTAGTGATGGTAATTGAAGCTTCTGCCCCTTTACCTTTACGAAGCATCTTCAAATCAACTTCAATATTCGTACCATCAGATACATTGCATGTACTTAGTACATGGTCTTTGATTGCTTGAATGATGTCATCATTCTTTAGAATAATTTGCATATTAAACCTCAATTGATACAGTTACTCTCGGATTCTCTTTATCTACATTTCCATATCTATAAACCACTTCATACACATGTTCGTAGTTGTCGTCTGGAAGTATGTTTAGATTTACCAAGGTATCGCAGAAGAACTTATCTACGATGGAACAGATGTTTGATACATCTTGCTTATGTTTGGTTGCCGGATAGAGCGTATAAATAAGCCTACAGCGTGTTATTGGCTCTAAGGTGAGGGTAGCCCCTACCTCATCTTGAAAAGCTTGTTTAACAGCGTTTAAGATGAAGTAATGGGCATTCCTATACCAATTAAGATTAAGGGGGTAAGACTTACCCTTAACCTGAATCTTAAGAGGTAAATCTATCACGAGAACAGGCTTTTACGAGCTGTAGATGTAGAAGATGTTTTAGCACCATCTTCTTTAATCTTACGCTTATCAGCTGTTTTACCAGTATTTTTCTCTGCCCATGCATCATGGAATATTGCTTCAGTAGCATTGTTTTGAGTTTCCAATACTGTTAGACGAGTCTCAGTATGGAATACTTTAGCAATGTTGTTCTCTTCACGAGAATCAGCAATATCTACATAGTTACCATTAGCGTCTTTAGTTTTCTTGTTTACCAAAGTTTTTTTGATTGCAATGGTTACTGGTTTATTCAAGAGAGCCATAAGTACAGGTACTCGTTTAGGCATATCTTTCTTGGCTTCAAAATCATATGATTGAATGACTTTCTCTTCTGTTTCCTGCTCTGCTAGAGGTGCTTCAGAAGCTACCAAGCATAGGTCATCTACAGTTGTAAATCCGGGAAGTGGGAATTTCTTACCATCTTTCTCATAGTAATTAACCCCATTACGGTTAGTTACATAGAGTGTCTCAGTGTACTCACGGGTACCTAGATCAAAGATAAAAGTTACGCTTGAAGCTCCACCTTCAGATTTACCAGCATAAGCCAGTTTAATCTTGGTTTCATATACACCTGAATCCAAAGGAGCAAATTTGCTTTCTCCCAGTGAGTCTTTGGCTTGTTCGATGCCTGTAGTGGTTAGTGATTTAAAAATACTCATTTAATATTCCTCATTTATAAAAGTTAGTTAAGTGATCCAATAACAATTGTGCATCGTTATCCATGTATGTTTGTGATTTGTTAAACATACCCATAGGTGAACGGATCCTCTCACCTAATGTTGCTTTAGTGATTCTGGTTTGAAATACATGCTTCCAACCCAGTTCACGCTCTTCTTCTGAAATCTCCAAGAGATCAGAATTAAATGATTCAAGTTCTTTAATAGATACTTTCTTAGTAGATACTACAGTGGAGAAGTAAGATTCCACACCAGTTCCTTTGATAGAACCTTTAATTGGTACAGAAGTCTTAATTTCCATATTCTTCTCATCCAATTCATCTTTCACATGTGCAATGAAGATGATTGGTTTCTTGAATTGAGGTACTAGTTCTTGCATCAATGTTTTGAAGAATTGAGCAAAGTCTCCCCAAGCTTTCATAGTATTTGAGGAAGTGAGTACATACTGACTTTCATACATATCCATTAGGAATGTTAGAGAATCAATGACAATTCCATCAATTTGGTCTTGGTTTTTAATGCACTCACGGAAATACTCATGAACATGCATTGGATCAGTGATGGTAATGTTTTTGAATTTATTCTTAATGGGTAAAGCTTTACCAGCTTCACAGTTTAGATAAACCCAATTCTCTTGGTTCTTGATGTTTCTCAGGGAAGCAGACTTACCTGATGCACTAAATCCGGAGATTAGGACTAGTTGATTATTGGCTTCACTCATATTTTTTACTCAGTGTTTTAAAGATAGTTTGTTCAATTTCATCTTCAGATAGTGGATTTTGAAGTTTCTTATTAAATGCTAGGATTGCATCAGTAGCATCCTTTAATTGGAAACCAGAATCCGCAAGGATTAACGCATATTGCAGTAGGTAATTGTTTCTGTTACCGTGTTGCATCTTTCTGATAAACCATTTCTCAAGATTGGGAAGGTTTTCAGAACTAGCGTTAATTTTCTTGAAGTCATCGTTCTTAGATGTCTTAGGTATTAGTGGTAATACATCTAGAAGTTCTCCCTCATTTGTGTACACCTCTCCGGGATGTGTAGCCCATTTTCTAGAACGCTGTCCTGTAGCTTCATCTGCTTTGATTGGAAGCCATTGGAGCAAGTTTTGATAAAACTCTTTATATTCTTCAGCGTCTAAGGTAAGTGTGTAGTTTATGGGTAAGATGATTCTGTAGCGATTTACTTCTGCTGTATGTCTCTTGGTTGTATGGATGTGGTAGGTGTATTCCTTCAGTAACTCTTTGGTTACTTCTATAGGAGTATCCCCATCAATGTCTAAAACCACTACATTAAATCCGGGAATTGCATTCTTCTCGTTACGATACTTATCTAAAAATGCATGAGTACACCAATGATGGTCAGGTATTTGAGTTAGTTTATGTAATGAATTAAATGGTACTTCTTCATATTTATAGTCAGATGTCCAATCAGTGCTATAGGATAGTTTGATTTTCTGAATATCTGTCTGTTGTAGGGTTTCACCCTTAAAGAAGTCAATACCCTCAGCATATCTATGCTTAATGATGATGTTCTTCTTATAGCCCCAAGCTTTAGCTAGGTTCATCATTTCATTGCGAGCAGCAGAACCACTCTTATAGAATGGTAATTGTTCATGCAAATCTGCATGTGTAAGCTCACCATCACAAGAAGCAATGTACTTAGCTAATTTCTCATAGGTAGCTTCTCTTGCTTGGATTACCTTAAAGCATTCACCTGATTCTTCAACCAACTTAATTGCTTGAAGTAGGTGAAGTTCAGTCATATAGGTTTGCTTATCAATAAATGCATAAGCTCCTGCTAATTTCATTGCTTTGAAGTATCTATGAGATATTTCAGCTTTGTTAATCTCTTCATGGTCTGGCAGAGAATCAGCAATCTTTTCACAATAAATCTTGTATTCCAGTAATTTAATAGCTACAGCATCGTTGATATAGACTTTCCATTCAAAGAAGCTCTTATTAGCTAATTCACCAAAATGATCTGACCATTTAGCAATAGTCGATGTATTTTGAGGACTAATCTGATTGTTGTAGATTTGAGCTGCTGATAGTGTGTGAAATGCTTTTCTATTAGCTGTTCCATACCCAAAGATACATCTACGGGCATAACCAGTTTCAAGAAAAGAATAGAAGTCACTCTCTGTAGAACCACCATCAAGTAGTTTAGATGGAGTACCGAATAGAAGCATATTTGCCGGTGTCTTACCATCAATCTCTTCACTTCGTTGGTTTTCAGCAGTGTTTTTAGTAAGTTTCTGTTTTACCTGCCCTTGGTCATATAGTTCCAAGAATAGGTTAAGAATTTCAGTAGAACTAACTAGATTAGATCCAATCTCATCCATTTGGGTTGAAATAGCACCACAGGAAGCCATTAGAAGCTTCTGACGCAGTTGTTTTACAGCAGGTGCTGTACCACTATCAAATGTGAATGGATAAGCCCCTAGGCGCTTAAATTCAGTCAGAACCTTTTCATGTTCTTCATTTGGATCTGTACCTTTAGCTGCTGCTTTCTTATTGGCTAATTTCCATAAACCATCTTCAGCTACTTGTGGGAATACATCCTCAAAGAAGTTTTGCTTGAATTGGTTAATGATTTCATTCTCCATTACAGATACTGAATAGCCTTTACCAAATCCAGAAGCACCCAGTACACATGCATAGATGTTTACAGGTACTTCACCTCTATCTTTAGAGATAGTAGTTACCCGCATATTGGAAGCAATCTTTCCTAGAAAGAATGCAACCATAGGTCTAAAGAAGTTCTTATCAGTATTTTGTGTGCGATTACAGATTAGCTCTACAATTTCTTCAATTGCTGGGTGATGTGTTACTTGTGAGGTATCAAATACCATAATATTCCTTGGCTTGATTACATATTGTTGCAGCAGGGCAGTATCTACATCTGACAGGTTCACCTAGTACAGGGATAACTACACCTTTACCTTTAGAGGCACAAAAAGAATTAGCTTCTACTTGTGATGCAAAGTTTTTAGTACTTCTACCTGTAGTTTTAGATGGGTCTGCATAGTATTTATAGATTGGCTCAGATCTCCACAATTCCTTATCAGTACAGTTAGGCATATCTGATTCAGGAGAATCAATGAGTTGATCAATCTTCCTTAATTTGTTCTCAATGTATCTCTGTACTTCAGCATCTGTAAGTAACTGAATTCTTTGGGTTAATACCCTTGTTTTAGGGTAATCAGTGGAATCAGCTAGTTTCTTTTGATAGTCTGTGAAGATGTAATGGATTTCTCCATATTCTTCTTTAATAAGTTCAGGAACTAACCATTTATAGATACTCAATTGAAGTCTATAGTCTTCTAATTTATCTTGGGTTTGATAGGTTCTAATTGAGGTGGATTTGAAATCCATAATCACACCATCCATAACCATATCGAACTTACCTGAGATTTTGTAGTTACCCACTGTTTTATAGAATCTCTTCTCATTAAAGACTGAAATACCATCTAAGACTGGTTCTTCAGGATCTACAACAACATTGGCTTTAATACCAAGTTTCTTTAGTGCTTTAGTAGGATTCTTCCAAGCTTTCTCAATTGAGTCATGGATTGCTGTACCCATACGAGATGGTACTAAATCTATGACATCTAACTCCACTAAACCAGCAACTCTCTTGGTGAGAATTAGTTGTTTTAATGGTTTCATGATTGAGGTTGTACTAATTACTGAGGGGTCATTTTGATAATCATAGTCATCAGAAGCTAACCATACAGCTAGAGGTAGTGAAACATTATTTTGATTTTTCATTGATAAGTCTTTTTAAGTAGATAGCCAGGTCTAAGGCTTCTTCATAGGCATGTTGAACCCATTGGATTTCAGTTAGTGGGTTATCTTGTACAGTAACCCCATACTTTCTAATACCTAGCTGTTGTCTCTTAGCTATGTCTTGAATTACTAGTTTTTCAATTCCTGTAGCTTCTTGCATATTGATTCCTTTGATTCATTGTTTTCAATCACTATCTCTTCTTTCCATGTTGGGTAGAAGATTGATAGTTCACCCCCCAGACCTACGACTGGGTGATAAATATCAGGGTGAGCATTCCAGTTTACTGCATTAATAAGATGTTTATTTACATAGGCAAGACTGCTTGGTGATTCTTTGACTAAGTAGTACTGAGCATCATGGATTTGAGCACATGGTTTGATTGAGTATTTATACTTAGATGATCTAACCTTACCTAAGAATTCAGATGCAGCTCTATTATTGAGCAGGCACCATCCTTGACCCAAGGCATTAGCAGCAGTTCTAGACTCAGCAGCAGCCTCTCTAAGGCTTTTCTTATTGCCTAGGATTGATTGTTTAAGTAGCGGGGTTCTGAGTCTTAAACCAAAGGCTGTAGTGACATATCCATCAATACATGCTTGATCTATCTTGGTTTTAACCCAAGCATCACTTTGTTTGTATAACTCGTGATAACCTGATTCAATAGATTTAGCTAAATCTTCTGCAAATCCACAATTAGTCATCAATGTTCTGAATGTACCGCCATAAGTAAGTGCAAATGTGGGAGCTTTAGACTTTTGTCTTAAATCTTTATATTTTGTGGCAATACTGTTTATAGACTCTACAGATGTTGGATCTATATCAGGCATTTGATCACTAAAGTATGAATATGCTCTTAGACAGTGACCATCATAGTTTTCAGTGTATACCTTTAACTTATTATCATCTTTAGTGGTTAGTGCTGATATACGGTCCTCCAAGGAGTTAAAATCGATACCAACAAATAACCAACCTTCAGGTGCTTTAAAGCAACTCTTAATTAGTTTTCCATAAATAGAGTTTGCAGGTAGGTTCTGTAAATTAGGAGAGTTACTACTTAATCGTCCAGATACTGTTCCACCAAGCTTAAAGTTACCATAGAGGTAATGCCAACCATCCTTAGCTTTATGTGATGCTTTTAGAGCAGGTATGAATGATGTAATGATCTTATCAATCTTACTTAAGTAAGCTAAGTTCTCTAGAAGCTCTTGCAATTCACCTGTAGTCTGTTGACTTAGTTGATGAAGTATCTCACCACCTACAGAAGCTAAACCAGTAGCTGTAGTCTCAATTACAGGTAAGTCATTGAGCGTATAACAGATCTTCCTAATATGGTCATCTGAATTTGGGTTAAACTCTAGTTTAGAATCATTAGAAGTTACTCTCTTTACTTTAAGAGTCTTGTTCTTTTTTACAGCCCATTCTTCTCTAAGTAACTGGGTTACTTCTTTAACTATTGATGAACTGTTTATTGATTCTAATAAACCATTAGCTAGTTGGTTTAGTTCTTGATCTACCTCAAGCACTCTATCCATATCAACAGGCATACCAGATAGTTGCATCTGAATGATGTCTTTTTGAGCATCTTTAAAGACGGTTTCATAGAGTTCTTTTTGTTGATCCTCTAATACTTTGGGATGGTATGTATCCCATACTTCCCACGTAGCACAAGTATCCTTACCGTTATAGGTAAGTAGAGTATCTACAGTAAGTGAAGTAACATCAGTTACATCTTCTGCATAATCTCCAAAGCTTGTAGCTACAAGGTCTTTTAAACCAAGAGTAGCTCCAGCACATGTATTAGTAGCTAAGTAAGCTATTAACATAGTGTCTTCATAGTTATAAAGCATTACATCTAACCCAGATAACAATCCAGGATAATCCAATGAATGCTCCATAAACAGGTGATAGATAAGCATATACACATCAAACGATGCATTGTGGTAAATGTTCTTACCTGTCCTATTTAAGAAGTAGTTCTTAAGTATTGGTTTAATCTCTGGTGTCACTAAGAAGGCTGTAGCCTCTGTAGATGACAAACCAAAGGAGATAGAGACAATCTCACTATCAAAGTGTTTTAAACCGGTAGTTTCAATATCTACAGATAAATTAGTATTGAGATTCTTATCTAAGAACTCTTTAATACTAGTTTCTTCTTCTAGTTGGGTTATCTTTAGTTCTTTACCAGGTTCTATGTAGTTACCTGAAATCTTAGATAAGAGTTGTTGAATAGCAAAGTCAACTTTAGGCTGATTGGCTTCAGGGTCATACATAATGGCTTTGTAAGACGGTATATAGGCCGTAGGAACGCTTTTGTACTCTAAGACATACCCAAGGGTAGCTGCTGCCTTAGAATTGCCTGTAAGCTGTTTAAAGAGCTTTGGAAGGGTACATAAGATTCCATCTATCCCTTCTAGGTCTGATAGACACTCAACAATGAACTCTTGTAATTCCTTTTTAGTTGGTTCTTTATTAAAGGGGAATGGTTGGAGGATTATCTCCTGAGACTTGTCCTTCACCGAGTAATAAGTCTCTAATAAAGAATTGGTCACCGGAGATGAAATCAGTAATATCGCCATTGTAAAATCTCTCAATCATTATGAATAAAGTTAGTAAAGTATGTAAGGGAGTTCCTTCCTCATTTTCTAGAATATATTCAATTGGTTTTGGATTAGATAAAAGCAACTGATGTATTGTTCTAGATAATGTTCTAAAATTATCAAATGCTTTTAAATTGTTATGTTTACCGCTTCTAATTATGTTTTTATTAGAACTCTTAACAATATCAGCTATTATTTTGTTAGAGATAATAGCTACTCTTTTATCTAAATCAGAAATCTCTCGGCTCATATAAATATACTTTCCCTTTTGCAGTACCTATAGCAGCATATACTTCCCTTGAGAAATTATTCTTATTTTGTATTGTTGGTGGAATTATCAATACATCCTCAAAGGTACTACCTAAACAAGATCGTAGGGTTAGTACATGGTCATATTCATAGGAATAACTTGCTTTACCAAATCCTAATGAAAGTTCTGCTTTCATGGTTTGTGGTGTATCTATATAAACTGATTTAGGATATACAACCATACTCGGATAGAACTGAAACCTATCCCCATCTAATACTAGTTTAGTATAGGGAGTTACAGCAAATGATGTTGCATAACCTCCGCCATTTGTTTTCTTATATTGCATCCTATAAGCTAGTGGATGGGCAATCTCTAACTCACAACCAACATATTGACCTAAATCCATAGACCCACAACTAATAACAGTTAAGTTCTCAATATTAGGTATTTCAACTAAATCGTTTATATAGTTAATTGGTTTATATTGTCTGTTGGTTTTAATAGAATCTTCTAATTTACTTAGTAAATCAATAGTTTCTTTATTTTGGGTTCTGTAGTTTTTAGTGAGATTAACTACAGATTCATTATAATCAGCTCTACCACCAACAACAGGTTTTATTGAATATTCATTATTGAATTTAATTACTTTATATGTATTTGGTAAATAAGTTGAAATGCTATTAGCGTTATCAACCATAACTACATTAACCTGTGTGTTATCAATAATATCCCTCTCGTAAATACCTGATTGTCCTTGAGCATAGAAGAGTAGAAAGCAACATTCATGGTCATAATCCATAAGCTCTCTAATCAAAAAAGATTTATGAATCATAGTCCCACAAATAATATGTAGTGTTATTTTCTGTTGGGTCATCTTTGCACTAAAAGAGATTCTTTTAATGCTTTCAATCAAAGTTGTTGTTTTACCCGTACCGATTGATCCCTCAATTCTGAGAGTTGTTATTTCAGGTCTTAGAACTACTTCCATAACTTTGTTTATTGCATTTTCCTGTTCATCTGAGAGAATCATAGATAATTTATCCTGTAAGAAGGGTAGTAAGTGATAAAAATTCAACAAAAGTATTGTTGTATGTGTTTACAATTATTAGAGAGGTAAATATGACTCTGTATGAACTAATTACTGATATGGCTAAGAGTGAGTTGTCTAACTTACAATTAGCTGAAAATGGTGTAATCAAAGAAGAATCCATCCCTACTGTGATTGGGTTGATCAATGAGGCTATGCTTCGTTTGCACACTAGATTCATTTTGAGTCAGAAGCAGCTTATCCTTAAGACTGTTACCCACATAACAAACTACCATTTGACAAGGAAGTTTGCTGAATCCAATACTGAAAGTACAGAGCCTTATAAGTACATCCTAGACCTAACAGGAGAACCCTTTAAGGATGATGTAATCCGTGTGTTTGAGGTGTATACAGAGGAAGGTAACCCATTACCTCTAAATGACCGTACATGCGCTTATAGCCTCTATACACCGGTGTCTAATATCATTCAGGTTCCTAACCCTGATGTATCTAATTCACTGACTGTTATTTACCAAGCTAAGGCAGAAAAAATTACAGAAGATCTCATGGAAGAAGATCTTGATATTCCTTGGTTTCTCCTTAGTGCTGTTCGTGCTTATGTTGCCTACAAGATATTTACTAATATGGTTACTCAAGAGAGTTCCATTAAGGCACAAGAACACTTGAAGTTATTTGAGGGTATCTGTATGGAAGCTGTAAGTACTGGTTTAGTTCTTACAGGTGAACCTAACATTAACTGTAAATTTACTGTTAGAGGGTTTGTTTAATGATTTCTAGACCTACACCTACCGATAAACCAATTAAGCTGACAGATCATCGTATTGGCAATGTCTATCCTGCTATTGAGACTGTTGCAGCTAATATTGATGCATTGGTTCATCTATCTGAAAGTGTTGCTGCTCTTGTTGGTACTCTAGAGTTCAGATCTAATTCTGGTTTAGAAGTTATTGAATATAGGTACATTACTACTGAGGAAGAAGACCCTGAGAGTAAATGGCAGACATTGGTTTCATACTCTGACCTATCTAATACTAGGTATGATTTCTTAGAAGATATGTATGTACTTCTTAGAGATAAAACCACTAGATTAGAGAAAGAGTTAGATGAGTTGAAAGCACTAGTTAATACTTTGGTTTAGTATTTATGCTTAATAAACCTACAAACTTTGATTCTGAGAAAGACATTGCTTATAACAAGTCTTCTAGAGAGCTCAGAGATTTAAGGCCTAGTGAATCTAGGCCTATTAGTTTTGGGTGTAATCATCTTAAAGAATTTATTACTACTTGTCCTTACCCTAATCCAGTCCACTTAACTACTTGTCCTTATCCATTACAGTTGTATGGTACTTCTCAACCATTCCCTTATGGTTTCTCTGAAGGCATACAAGCAATAAGTCCTGAATTACTATATGTAGGTGAGAGAGCTTGGATAGATTCAATTGAATCAGGTATATCAGAAGTATCTGTACACTTTCCATCATTGGTTGTAGCCTACACGATACCACCTGATTCAATGAATTCTGGTGGTGTATCTGATGTTCAAGTACATTTCCCACAATTGGTTAAATACAGTACTTATGACTCAGGCATGGATAGTATGAACTTTGGTAGTGTATCTGAGGTAGGTGTTAATTTCGTACAGGTTGTAAACTACCTTACTTATAATTCTGGGATAGATCAGATGAACTTTTTAGGTGTATCTGATGTATCTGTTCACACGGGGTAATAAATGATTGAATTAAAAAATGAACTATCAGGATACTTTACTGTAAGTAAAGGTACAGATCCAGATAATATGGTGGAGGTTGCTTCATTCCCTAACCTCATTACAGATGCTGGTTTGCTTAGATACGGTTCTGATAGTAACTTCATTAGATACTGTAATATCGGCTCTTCTTCCACAACACCTACTGTTTCGGATACCACTTTAATAAATAGATTGTACTATTCTGAAAGTGCATTATCAGAAAATACAGGAGCTAATAATACAGATCCAAATGCTAGATATGTGTATAGAAGACGAACTATGCGATTTACCCCTAAAGGTGTTCCATACACAATTGCTGAGGTGGGTTTTGGTTGGAATACTACAGGTAGTGTATTTAACCGAGCATTAGTTGTAGATGGTGGGGGCTCTCCTACAACCATTTCAGTATTAGATAACGAGTATATTGATATTACTTATGAGCTTAGACTCTACCCACCTACTACCGATTCAACAGGTACATTGACCCCAACAGGTAAAGATGTTGTACCTAGGAACTGGACTGCCAGAGCTGCGGGTGATTCTGGGAACATTTCTTATCATGTGTTAGGATGGTCACTAGATGGTGGTCCGGGATTATATTCACTAGCTGCATACGGAGGTAGTATAGGCACACTATTCTCAACACCCACTGTATTTGTGGATTATGTTACTAATGCTGACTCATACACTATCAATCCTGTAATACCTGAAATTACATACTCTAGAAAGTTTACATTAACTGAGGGTAATAGTGCGTTAGGTATTAAGTCCTTATTAGCAACTGGTTATGGATATTATTATCAGATTGGTTTTGATGCTCCATTCATGAAAACCAATACTGATGAGATTACATTTACCTTTAAAATATCATGGGGTAGGAGACCATAATGCTACCTAGTAATATGCTATCAAATGTACCACTACCCGGTGGTTGGTACTACCATGAAGATTCACCAGCAGGTGCTGGTGTTGCTTATACTGAGGGTGGTCCTAGTCTTCTAAACCCAGCAGAAGGTACTCTAGGTACTACTTGGAGAGTAAAACTCAAAGAAAACAAATATGTTTATCTTGAGTCTCTAACTCACCCAGAAACACTAATCCATACTGGTGTATCTATTACTTGGGTTTCATTAGCATTTGATGTGTTAATGAACCCTTTATACATTTGGGTAGACCAAGGTGAAACATTCTTATCTTGGTATGACGCTGTTGTAGCTGATAGAGTAATTACATCTTTTGGTTCTGGTTTAGTTACTCCAACACTAGACTTAGATGCTAAGAATCCAATACATTCAGGTTATGCTGATGTTATCTTTGCATATCTCAAAGCAGATATGAAACTGTACTATAGACAGCAAAGAGAGAGATTCACAGTAGAAAGACTACTTAGTGATGGTCCTTTTGTAAGTATTGTCAGAACTGGTATGAATAAGCTCAATAGATTCCAATTTGAGCTTATTCCTTATATTGAACCAACAGGTGCTTGTTATGTCGAAGCTTACGCAGCCTAATCCAGTAATCATAGGTAATACACCTGTATCTGTTGATATAACAATCCAACAAGGACAAGTTCCTAATATTGGTGTTAGATTGCTTCAGGTAGTAGATGGTGACCAAGTACCTATAAATATTAATGGTTATAACGCTCTAATGCATGTTAGACCTAGAGTTGATAGTCCTACTATCCTTCTAGAGTTGTCTAACTGTAATGGTTTAGTTGTTGATAATAATGGTTCAGTTGTTTGGTTTAGACCATCACTAGAACAAGTCAATTCTTTACCTACTAAGGACATTGTTAGGGAGTGGTCATATGACCTAATGTTGATACAGCCCTCTGGAGGGCCTGTAATAGCGATTAGAGGCACTTTAACAGTATTGCCTAGGGTAACTAGGGTAGACCTTCCAAATGTCTCCTACGACCTTCCTACAGTGCCTGATATGGTTGAAACCATTATCCAAGGTATCCAAGGACCACCCGGAGCAACTGTAGATCCTGATACTGGTTTATCAATTGCAGATCTGTTTAGTCTTATTTATGATGTAGTTAATTCAGATAATTTAACATTTACAACTACATGTTTACAAGTATTTAGTTCGTATAGTGATTTAGAAGACTTTATCTTAACTGATGGTTTAGATAATCATGTTGGTAATACATATGTAGTTTGTGAGCTTTATGATGGTGTGTACCACTTAGAAGCTTATAAGGTAGTCTATTCGTATAATTGGGAAGGTTCTGACAGAACTGAGATATTTAATTACATTCCAATTATTAAATACTTAGGTATTGCTGAAGAAGGTCAAGAACTATATGTAGCTGATGACTCAGCTAAGTATGTATATGCTCCAGATACTGGTTTAACAGAGATAGTACTACCAGACTTTACTGTTGTTGATGCAGGGACTTACTAATGGATATCGATCATTTAATAATTAAGCACTCAACAGTAGCTGATAAGGTTCCTGAACCAGAATACTTATCAGTAGGTGAGTTAGCAATCAATACTGCCGATGGTTTAGCATTTACTAAACATAGTGATGGAACTATTGTTCCTGTTGGTGGTATGCAGGCTTCGGTTTATGACCCGCAAGGCAAAGCTGCTGATGTATTTGACCGAGTGAACCACACGGGCACACAGGCTATCGCTACGGTGAGTGGCTTACAAGCTAGTTTAGATGGCAAAGAGCCGGCAAATGCAAATATCCAAAGCCATATTTCTAGCACTGGAAATGTGCATGGCGTTACCGCAGAACAAATAATTGGCTTAGGCACGGCGGCAATGGCTGATAGCAGCGCATTCGCTACCGCTACGCAAGGAGGTAAGGCGGATTCTGCATTGCAGCCCAATGCGGGTTTGGCCGCGATTGATAGTGCCGCAAACACAAAACTTGGAGGTATCGCAGCTGGAGCTACAGCCAATGCCACCGATGCCCAATTGCGTGATAGGAGTACTCACACTGGCACGCAGCCAATGGCAACCATCACCGACAAGCAAGGCAAGGTGCTGGATGATTTGATTGAGATTGAGGATGCGTTGGACATTGACACGACCTTCGCAGTGGGTGGGTACATAGTCAAAGAGGATGCAGGCAATGTCCCTTTTTCTGGCGCAACCATCCTCGTTTCGGCAAATGGGGGCGTTGTTTCACAGCTAATATCAGTTCCCATTCTTGGCAAGATTGGGCTGCGCAGGTATGAAGCTAGCGTATGGGGTGATATGTCTTTTACCATTGCGCCATTCGATGTGCAGATGTGGTACGGCGACACCACCTCCAGCGCCGCCGATGCGGTGATAAATGCCGATGGCACTTTTTCCCGCTCGTTGTTCGTACCAGCACCACTAGCTCCAAAAATCACAGCAAGTCTGACTGCCGCATCGGATACAGACATCCTGCGACCTGCCGCGCTAACGACTGCCACTACCTTTCCAAACCCTACTGGCTCACCGATGGACGGCTTCGGCTTCGTTATCGAACTGATTGACGATGGCACTGCCCGCGCTCTGACATGGGGTAGTGATTACGCGGCTGGGTTTGCGGCGCTTCCTACAACGACCACGGCTGGCAAGCTAGGCCAAATTGCAGTTCAATATCGCAGCGGAAAATATCGTTGCGACGGTGTGAGGTGGATGGCATGAAGCCTATTGATTTGTTTCGGGCGGAGTTTTGGGACAACGACGACACGGCTTCCATCATCGCTAATCTTTTCGCCCAAGGCCAGCAAGGATTCTGGCTCCCCTTCACCGACTTCGCGTCGCTCTCGCAAGACAGCGCTGGCACTCTACCCTACACGGCGCTTGAACAGCCTGTAGGCCGTGTGCTGGATCGCAGTGGGCGTGGTAATCACGCTTCGCAGCCCACTAGCACGGCGCGGGGGGTGGTTAGTGCGCGGGTGAATATGCTGCAAAAGACAGAAGACTTCGGAGTGTCTCCTTGGGTTGCGCTAGCTGGTGTTACAGTACAAGCTGACGCGAGAATCTCACCAAATGGTGACACGACAATGGACCTCTTGAATCATAATGTTACTGGGGTCACACAAGCCCTGAAACAAGTTTTTGATTGCCCAGCCTCAACAGACATTAAAATGAGAGTGGCACTGGCTAAAAACTCGACCATGCCCGTGCAGGTGAAAGTTTTTAACGGCAGCATTTCAGTTCAAATCAGCATGGTGGTAGTGAGCTTTGCTCTGGATGTGCCAATAATCTCATCCAGATCGGGGGTTATTGGGGAACCGACGCTTACACAAGGGCCGAATGACACTTGGTATCTTGAGTTCTTTATGAACTCTGGATCGTACAGCTCCTTGGGGTTTTTAATTTACCCTTCAGCTGGTAATCAGGCAGGTGGCTCTGTTTATGTGTGGGGGGCAAGTGCCAGCCTCGCCTCTCAATCCACCCTACCATACCAACGCGTAAACACCGCCAGCGACTACGACGCAATCGGCTTTCCCAAATACCTGCGCCTAGATGGTACGGACGACTTCTACACCTGTGGCGGCGGCGGGTCAACGACTGGATTCTATTATTCGGATGTGGTGAGGCCTACTACATCTACATTTTCAGCCTTGCTAGACGACTCCACAGCGGGTGGGGGATATTTGGTGCAACGCACAAACACGGGGATACACTTTTCGGCTAAGGCTGGAGGCGTTGCAACAGCCGTTTCTTTGCCGCTAGCGGCAAATGTCCAAGCATTCGTTTTGGCAATGGATGACGGGGTAAACCTT